AACCAACATCCTCAACGAAGCGTTCCTTGAGCGGTTTGCTATTACTGTCGAACAACCCTATCCTACTGCGGCGACTGAAAAGAAGATCGTCATGGGGTCCATGAAGAAATACGGTGAAGTGGATGAAGAGTTTGCCACCAATCTCGTAACGTGGGCTGAAGTCATTCGTAAGACTTTCTATGATGGTGGCGTTGATGAGATTATCTCGACTCGTCGTCTGGATCACATCGTCAAGGCATTCACTATCTTCAAAGACAAGATGACTGCCATTGAGATGTGTGTTGCTCGGTTTGATGAAGATACCAAAGAGTCCTTCATTGACCTCTACACCAAGGTTGATGCTGGTGTAATGACCAGCGAAGACACTGAAGAAAAAGTTGAAGAGGGGGTTGAAAACGAGTTTTAAAACCCTATATATAATACACAAGGCAATTCGTAAGTCCTTGGAAGGGAGTTTAGGTTGGTTCTCCAGAATAAAAACCAACCACTTTAACGTATCGCCTTCGGGGGTACATAACATAATCTTGCTTAGTAAAGGAGATAAACAATGGTTACAAGCAAAGCACTAAGTCTATTTGACAACTTCAATCAACTTACACCCTATGCGGTTGGATATGATCGGGTCTTCGATCAGCTCCAGAAGTACGTTCAAAATAACGTACAGAGCTCTGGGTTTCCACCTTACAACATCCAAAAAGGGGGTGACTACAACTATACAATTGAAATCGCACTTGCTGGTTTTAGTAAGGACGATATTGAGGTGGAAGTAGCCGATAATACTCTATCGGTTCGATCAGACAAAAAGGCAGAGCCTGAAGATGAGTTTACATACCATCGTGGTATTTCTTATCGTCGGTTTGATCGTAAATTTACACTGGCTGACGATATCGTTGTCAGTGGTGCAACTCTAGAGAATGGATTGCTTCGTATTGATCTGGAGCGTATCATTCCAGAGGAAAAGAAACCTCGACTTATTGAGGTGAAATAAAATGGCTGAGGGGGATTGACAAAATCCCCCTCTTCCTTTATGATTAATATATTATTGAGGAGTCGATATGGTAAGTAAACTAGTTAATAAAGATGTGAACGTTGCCGACTATGGAATTGAAGCAATTACAGACAATGGTAAGGTTCAATTAACTGAAAATAAAAACGGCGTCTTCTCTGCTGATACCTATAACAAAATGATTGATCCAACAAGTGAGGACTATAAAATGGCTGACGAGGACAAAGCTGAAATTGAGAAAGACTATGAAATTTTCTACTCCGAAGAGGGAGTAAAAAAAGTAAGAACTGCCGGTGGTAATGTGTATCCACAAGGCACTCCAGAATATGCAGAAGTGACTGGCGAGCAACCAGAGAATAGTGGATTGCAAATTGCGATGCGTCCTATCCTTGCTCTTAATATCATGCGTATTGAGTTTCCCGATGAAATTATTGATGAACTCAACGAACATATTGATGAGAGTATTATTCCAAACAGTGAAAGTTTTGCGCCAGGGTTGGTTGGCCAACTAAAGAATGATGCAAAGTCTGCACAGTTAGATTTTCCGTTTGACACTGAAGTTGGTAAACAGTTAGAGACTGTATTCAATCAGATTGGCACAACATATCTTCAGCATTTAGGTAGAGACGCAAATGCAGAGGTAACACAATGTTGGACAAATCATGCATACGCGGGTGACTACAATCCGTTCCATGATCATGGCGTGAGAACAATTGCTGGACTATCTGGGTTTCTCTGGTTAAAAGTTCCACAGTGTATTAAGGATACGCCTGATGTTCCATCAATCAACAATGCTTCTGGTGGTGTGGATGGTTGGACACATTTGTGTTGGGGAACTAACACCATGCGTGACCTTTTACAGTTGCGTCCTCAAACAGAAGATTATGTAAAACCAACGGAAGGCGTAATGTTAGTTTTCCCACAATGGTTGAAACATCAAGTGATGCCTTTCTTTGGTGAGGGTGAACGGCGTTCTATTGCGATGAACTGGAATGTTCATGACAGCGATGATGAGCGTAAGAAATATATGTCAGATCGTGAGGCAAGTTTATATGATGAGCAAAAAGCAAAAGAATCCTAGTTACAAGTATAACGAGGGACAGACTCTTGCTGAGTTAAAAGAATACATCGACTCCACCTATGATGAACACTATAGTAAGAACAAGTTTCAAGCCACAGAGTTCATCATAGACGGTGGACACGGTGAAGGTTTTTGTATCGGTAACATAATGAAGTATGCACAGCGATACGGAAAAAAAGACGGTAAGAACCGTAGGGACTTGCTAAAAGTAATTCACTATGGTATTATTGCACTATACATTAACGAAATGGAGAACCTAGATAATGAAACTAAGTGATACAACTATCTCTGTGTTGAAAAATTATTCAACCATCAATCAAAACTTGATGATTAAGGCTGGATCAAATCTTTCGACTATGAGTGCTATGAAAAACATCGTTGCAAGTGCAGAGGTTTCTGAAACGTTTGAACGTGATGTTGCCATCTACGATCTAAATGAATTTCTTGCAACTTTGTCTTTGTTTAATAATCCAGACTTAGACTTTCAAGATGATTATGTTGTCTTGAGTGAGGAAGGTTCTGGAAGAAAAGCAAGGTATTGGTATTCGGACCCTTCAGTGGTGACAACTTTAACAAAAGAAATCACGATGCCCGATCCAGACATTACGTTCTCTTTGTCGAGTGAAGAGTTATCAGACGTTACGAAAGCTGCCGCAGTCATTGGTGCGCCTGATATGTGTCTTGACTCTAGTGGTCTTAAAGTCACTGACAAAAAGAATGATACTGCCAACGATTACTCTTTGCCTATTGTGCAGAAAGGATCAGAAGTTGTTGATTATAAGTTCTGGTTCAAAGTTGAGAACCTAAAAATTCTGCCCGGAACTTATGATGTAAGTGTATCATCAAAAAACATATCTAAATTTTCTCATGCCAATGGTGTGAACATTGAATACTTTATCGCCCTTGAACCAGAATCTAAGTACGGTTGATAGGGGGATTATATTATGGAAGAATTCTTGTGGGTCGAAAAACATAGACCGACTGACATTCAATCGTGCATTTTACCAAGTCAATTAAAATCAACCTTGTCAGAATTTGTGTCGTCTGGTGATATTCCAAACGTCACATTTTCTGGTAAGCCAGGTTGCGGCAAAACAACCGCAGCGAAGGCACTGATTGAAGAACTTGATTGCACATATATGATGATAAACGGCAGTGAAGAATCTGGGATAGATACCCTGAGAGTGAAGCTGAAAAATTTTGCCTCCACAGTTTCTCTCCACGGTGGGCGAAAATATTTGATTATAGATGAAGCTGACCACTTAAATCCTGCTTCAACACAACCTGCCTTACGCGGGATGATTGAGGAATTTTCTGCCAACTGTGGTTTTATTTTCACATGTAATTATGTTAACAGGATTATCCCTGCGCTTATATCTAGATGCCCGATATATGATTTTGCAATCCCTAAAGATGAAGAACAAACTTTACAGGGTGAGTTCTTTGTTCGCGCACTAAATATCTTAAAACAAGAAAATATAGAATTTGACAAAAGAGCGGTTGTCTCTCTTGTGCAAAAATATTTTCCTGACTGGCGTAGAGTTTTAAACGAACTACAACGTTATTCTGTATCGGGTAAAATAGACGCTGGAGTGCTTGTAAACATTACAAGTGATAACATGGAACAATTAATCAGTTTCATGAAAAATAAGGAGTTTACAAATGTCCGTGAGTGGGTGGTCAATAACTTGGACAATGATCCAACGCGCTTGTTTCGTTCTCTTTACGACAGTCTTTATGATAACGTGGATGGTTCTAGTATTCCCCACATTGTTGTTATACTGGCTGAATATCAATATAAGGCATCGTTTGTCGCTGATCAAGAAATTAATTCTCTTGCCTGCTTGACAGAGATTATGGCGAGGGCGAAGTTCAAATGAGTGTATATGTTATAGACAATGTGTTGTCTCAAGAGTGGGCAGAGTCAATAGAAAATATTGTTCGTAGTATGAATTATAGATGGGGTGGTAGAAGTCTCTCTATGTCCACTAATTATTATCCTTTAGAATTACCAAAGGGATTAAAGTGGGGAGATTGGGAGCCAAAGTCTGGACCGAATTATCATTGGATTAAAAAATTTGGTCATGATGAAAATGATTTGAAAAAAACTGGTAATGAATGGTGTGTTCAATTATGGGAGCAATTGTTTAACAACTGTAATTTAAAAGAACATTTTAGTATTGATGAGATGATAGACTGTTACGTTAATGTTCACACGCATGGTCAAGCTCCACATCTTCATCCTGACAATGGTAATTTTACTTTATTGTATTATCCTCAATTGAATTGGGACCATCAAAATTGGGGCGGTGGTATAACCATATGGGAACCAAATATTGATGGTGTTGATAACATAGAGAAACTAGAAGTTTTACAACATGTATTATACAAAGGGAATAGGTTAGTCATGTTTGATGGTTGGCATTGGCACAGACCTGAGCCTGTTGCCAGAGTATGTAAAGACGCGAGGTATGTCGTTGTTTATAAAACTGGTAAAGATGGTGGCAATAGTGAAAGGTTAGGTTATTATGACAATTGATGTTTATGACAATGTTCTGCCTGAAATTGATTCTCAACTCATTGACAAAATAATGTCAGATAGAGAATTTTATTGGCAGTATTATCACAAATCTAATAGTAGAGAAGAGATATATCACTGGTATCGTCAAGCCGGTCGGACAAAAGTTGAGATAGAAAATAATGGTTTCGAGTGGTTGTTACCATTTTGGGATCATCTGATGAATAAATATGATCTTGAAGAAAAATATGGTGTTGAACAATTTCGTAGGATTTATTTCAACGCTCATACATATGGAGTAGAACCAAGGCCTCATCGTGACGATGGTGACTTTACAATGATGTATTATCCATTACTATCTTGGCGTAAAGATTGGGGTGGTGGCACTATTATTTGGAATGAAGACACTAGTGAAGTGGAAAAACATGTTGCATATACAGGTAACAGATTAGTTGTTTTCCCTGCTAAGAGATTACACCAAGCTCAACCTATTCATATAGATTGTTATAAGTTGAGAAGTGTTATTGTATTTAAATGTTGGAAGGATGATCCAAGTGATGAACGACTTGACTTCTACAAAGATTAATTTTCTTAGAGAGGCCGGTACTGAAAGTATGCCTCATAGGAATCAAAGTCTATTCGAGCATCTTGTTGGTGTTAGGGATAAATTAAAAGACATGGGCGCACCTGATCACGTTCAAGATGCTGGTCTTTTTCATTCTATCTATGGGACAGTTTCTTATAAACACCAAACAACTGATGACAGACAAAAGGTCAGAGATTTAATCGGTGAAAGAGCAGAACTTTTAGTTTACATGTTCTGTACGATGCCAAGACCTAGAGCTCAATCTTTTGGTGAAATTGTTGATTCGTGTTTACGAAAAGAGTTGATGTTGATCTATCATGCGAATGAAGAGGACATGAGAAACACAGTGAATACAGAAATGAGTATGGAAGAAGCTTATGGTGCCATAGGTTTCGACAGTGGTAGAACTTGATACATGTATGAATTAAAAGATTATCTAAACGCAATCAACCAAACAAAAGAACCTTTGATGGATAGTGATGATGAAACGTGGGAGAAAAAATATCCACCTTTTATTGTCAACAAATGTCTTATGCCTTTTCAAGACACTATACTATTCGTTAACGAAGTAAACCAAATACCACATGTTGACAACAAACTACAATTTGACTTTTTCCTAAATAGTCTACGACCAAGGAAACGATTCTCTCCTTGGATGAAGGCGAAGAAATTGGATGATCTAGAGTATGTGAAAGAGTATTATGGCTACAGTAATGAAAAAGCAAAGGTTGCTCTTGATATACTTGATGATGAACAAATTTCTGCCATAAAACGAAGAACAAGAAAAGGCGGAAAAAATGGAACAAGTTAGTTGGTCACAAAATGATATGTTAGAGGTTGGTTTGAAAGAACCAGATGATTTTCTAAAAGTAAGAGAAACACTCTCTCGTATTGGAGTTGCTTCAAGAAAAGAAAAAAAGTTATATCAGTCTTGTCATATTTTACATAAGCAGGGCAAGTATTATATCGTTCATTTTAAAGAACTGTTTGCATTGGACGGTAAAAATACAAACTTATCAGAGAATGATATCGCGAGAAGAAATACAATTGTTAACCTTTTAGATGATTGGGGATTGGTTGAGGTTTTAGGTAAGACTGAACCATCGGCTCCTCTGAGCCAAATTAAAGTTATATCATATAAAGAAAAGTCTGATTGGACACTTGAGACAAAATACAACATAGGTAAAAAACGGGACTAGTATCTTGGAAAACTTCAAGTCTTTCATAACAGAGCAAAAGAGTGAAAGTTATCGTGTTGTTGTAATTTCTAATGACTCAACCACGGCAAAACGTATCGAAGAGGAAGCAAAGAAACTAAACTACCCTTCATATGTCGTCCCGTTTGATGGGGCGTATACTGTTTATAATGACAATACCAGAACGATACACAAAAATGATGATGATAAAGGCTTTGAAATTAATCCTAGTGACACGGTAATATTTGTGCGAGGAACACCAGATAGAGACAGTCACCTCGACCTTATTACACAGTTGCAACGGGCGGGATATTGTGTTGTCAATAGTAGACAGGCTCTTGAAACTGCAACAGATAAGTATCGCTCCTATCTTAAATTAAAAGACTTTGGTTTGGTCCAACCCAAAACGGTTCTCCTTCCAAATCAAGATAATATTGAGAGAGCTTATAATGAACTAGAAACACAGTTTCCAATAATTCTAAAAACTCTACGAGGAGCTAAAGGTGTTGGTGTTCTTTTTGTAGAGTCTGAACGTTCACTTAATTCATTAGTTCAGTTACTTTTTAAACAAGATGAGAATACAGATATTCTCATTCAAGAATATATTAAGACAGAATTTGATGTTCGTGTTTTAATTCTTGGTGGTAAAGTCATTGCGACAATGAGAAGAGATGTTGTTGAGGGAGATTTTAGAAGCAATGCCTCACAAGGAGCCGAGGTAACAACGTATGATCTTACTGAATTAGAATCGGAGCAGTGTATTCTCGCCGCAAAAGCGATAGGTGGACTTTTCGCTGGTGTAGATTTCATTCCATCAAAAAATCCAAAAACACAACCACCTTATATTTTAGAAGTTAATAGTTCTCCTGGCACAGAAAATATAGAGAAAGCAAATAACAAAAATATCGTAAAAGATGTTTTATCATACTTTAGTGATACAAAAGTAAGATACACCATTCCTAATGAGTGTGGATGGGAAGAGGTTGTGACTATAAAACCATTTGGCGATCTCACGGCAAAATTTGACACTGGTAACTCTGGTATGCCTGTCCTTCATGCCGAAGACATAAAAGTAAATGGTAAAAAAATTACATTCACAACCAATAATAAAACCATAACAACAAAACTTGTAGGCACCTATACTACTGTTACGGGAGCTGGTCAAGATGATAGATACATTGCAGAACTTGAATTTGAATTTGCAGGATCAAATTATGGCAAAGTGCAATTTGGATTAGATAATAGAGATGATCTCTCAACAGACGTTTTGCTTAATCGTAAACTCATGAGGTTGTTAAATGTTATGGTAAATCCACAGAGAAATTATTTAATTACTACGCCAATGTCTCTTGACAAATAACCACAAAGGTGTTATAGTCTGATAATGGACTTTTATACAAATGTGCTTCAGTGGGGCAACACTATCTTTTATAGAGGTGTTGAAAACGGTCAACGTATCAAGAAAAAGATTAGGTATCAACCGACACTTTTTGACCTAGTGCATGAACCCACAGGTTACACAACTCTAGATGGCCGACATGTATCCCCGCATCCGTTTGATTCTATTCAAGAGGCAAAGGATTGGTATGACAGTCGCAAAAACCAAGATTTAGTTTTTGGTAATAATCAATACGGGTACTGTTTTATCAGTGATGAATATGAAGACGATGTTCCTTGGGACAAGGACAAGATTTGTATTGTCACCATTGACATTGAGGTAGAGTGTGAGAATGGGTTTCCTGATCCTAAAGAAGCAAACGAACCTCTTCTGTCAATCACCCTCAAAAATCACCAAAACAAAAAAATCATGGTTTGGGGCTTGCATGAGTTTCAGAACTACCGTGATGATGTAACTTATGTTCTATGTAGAAACGAAGCAGACTTGCTTCGTAAATTTGTGCATCAATGGTCTATTATCGAACCAGACGTTATCACTGGTTGGAACACAGAGTTTTTTGATATCCCTTATCTGTGTAATCGTCTTGCAAAAGTATTTGACGAGGAGTCTGTCAAGGCTCTCTCCCCTTGGGGCAGAGTTCATGACCGCGAAGTTTATCAGATGGGTAGACGCCATCAAATCTACACGATATATGGCATCGCTGCTTTAGATTATTTTGACCTGTATCGTAAGTTCACTTATACGAACCAAGAGCGTTATACGTTGGATCACATTGCATTCGTTGAATTAGGAGAACGAAAAGACGGAAATCCGTTTGAGACATTTAAAGAATGGTATCAGAAAGATTATCAGTCATTCATTGAATATAATATCACTGACGTTGAGCTTGTTGACAAACTTGAAGATAAGATGCGCCTTATTGAATTGTGTCTAACTATGGCATATGATGCCAAGGTAAACATGACAGATGTTCTTGGTTCTGTTCGTTATTGGGATAATATTATTTACAATCATCTTCGCAAGAAAAACATAGTTATTCCAAGAAAGAAAGAAAATGAAAAAGTAGAAAAGTTTGAAGGTGCGTATGTAAAAGACCCTCAAGTTGGTATGCACAAATGGATCATGTCTTTTGATTTGAACAGTCTTTATCCACACTTGATTATGCAATACAACATCTCGCCAGAAACTTTGGTGGACGATTGCGAGATGGTAGAGGGAATGGTAGATAAAATTCTTGATGGTAAGGCCAAGAATAAAACTGAACATTGCATGACTCCTAACGGTGCGTTCTTTCGTAAGGATGTAAAGGGGTTTCTACCAGAACTGATGGAGAACATGTACAATGATCGTGTCAAGTATAAAAAACTTCTTCTCGAAGCTAAACAA